TTGATTCACTTGCGCTCCAATTCCTCCATAATCATATGCTGAAAAATTCAAAATCATTGCGTGATTGCCTAGATCATTAGGAAAAGAAAACTGAGTATAGGTGTTAGTTCTTCTTCTATTAGCCATTTCGCCTTCTGGTGGTCTAATTAATCCTGCCATGTGATATCTCTTTATAAATAGAATGATGTTAACATTATTTATATGAGATGTGATGGCTTACCAAGGCAAATTTAAACCAAAGAACCCATCGAAATATATGGGCGACCCAACTAATATCATTTATAGATCGGGATGGGAATTGAAACTTATGTCTTACTTAGACAATCATGACAATGTTCTTCGTTGGTCATCAGAGGAAGTCATTATACCGTATCGCAGCCCAATAGACGGCAAAAAACATAGATACTTTCCAGACTTCTATGTGGAGCAGATAAATACTGATAATGCAGTAGAAAAGATTTTGATCGAAGTGAAACCAAAATATCAAACAATTCCTCCTGTAGTTCAATCAGGTAAAAAGCCTACAAGACGTTACATAAATGAAGTCAAAACTTGGGGCGTGAATAAAGCCAAGTGGGAAGCAGCGAATGAGTTTTGTAAGGATAGAGGATGGAAGTTTCAGTTAATGACAGAAAACGAATTGGGAATCAAGTAAATGGCAATCATATTTGACGAAATTTTAAGCAAAGGTATTCGTGCTGGTCAGATTCCCGCAAAGGAAGAACAAGCAAGAAATTGGTATCGCGACACTGCCAAAAAGTTCAAAACAATTGATGAGAGAAAACTTATGAGGGCTGATGTGGATCGTATCCGCTCGCAGCCCAAGATTGGTCATATGTACATGTTTTACTATGACGCAAAGCACAAAGAAACTCTACCATACTTTGACAGATTTCCGATGATCTTCCCATACAAGAAAGTAAAGGGTGGCTTCATGGGCATCAACATGCACTATCTGCCTCATGTTCTCCGTGCGAAACTTATGGACTCGCTATACGATATTGCTTCAAATGACAAGTATGACGAAACTACCAAACTGCGCATAAGTTACAATGTCTTAAATAGCGCAGCAAAATACAAGTGGTTCAAGCCATGTATCAAACATTATCTGACAAGTCAAGTAAGAAGTAGATTCATCTATGTGTATCCCGCAGAATGGGATATCGCGTTGTTTCTTCCGCTTGAAAGATTCGACGGCGCAACTAAATCACAAGTCTGGAAAGACAGCAAGAAATTGATAGGATAACAGATGGCTTTTAACGTTGGCGATTTTCGAGCAAAAATATCAGAGTTTGGCGGTTTAGCTAAATCAAACAAGTTCTTAGTTCAAATTTTTCCTCCATTTTGGATGAATGAATTATCGGACTCGTTAACAATAAGCCGAGATGATCCCGCGCAGCTTAGTTTTCTGTGTGACACTGTAAACTTGCCTGGTAAGAATCTCACTACAATTGACTATATGCCTCAGGGCTTTGGTGCAGTGAGTAAAATTCCTGTCGGTGTTGTTCATGATCCATTGACTGCCACTTTTTTCATGGATGGCGATCACATGGTAATGAAGTTCTTTCAACTGTGGATGCAAGAGATTGTCAATACGGGAAGTTCATTTAACGGACCACTCGCAGCATACAAAGACAGAACTGACCACGAAATGTCTTACAAGAGCAACTATTCCACTACAGTCATCATATCATTCTTTTCTGATGATGGCAACTCTATTTTGAAATACTACTTCAAAGACGCTTATCCCGTGCAACTCGGCGCAGTGCAACTTGGTTGGGAACAAAACGATACGATTGCGAAGCTGCCAATAGAGTTCTCTTATAGCACATATACGGTCTTCCATGATCAATTGCCTACAACTGTTTCTGCTGGATCAGCAATCAATCTATTCGAGAGACTCGCGCAGTTGGGAACTATCGCTGGCGTCATAAATAATATCAGAAAACCAAGAGACATTCAAGATATTATCAATCAATTCACAAATCTTTCACTTCTGAAAAACATATTATAACACAGGGATTAAATTATGAGTTTACCAAAACTTAACGCGCCGATTTTTACAATTGAAATGCCATCGAATAAAAAGTCAGTGAAGTTCAGACCATTTACGGTAAAAGAAGAGAAGCTACTTCTTCTTGCATCCGAATCAGATGACGCGAAGTTTATTAACGATACCATTCTGCAAGTGTTAAATAACTGCTTTGTTGATGACATTGATATCGCAGAACTCGCTACATTTGATGTTGAATATCTATTCATCCAATTAAGAGCGAAGTCGGTAAACAATATCATCACTCTCAAATTTAAAGATGACAACGAAAAAGTAATTTCACAAGAGATTGATCTTGAAGATGTTAAGGTATATTTTGATCCAAATCATACGAACAAAATTCAGTTGAATGATGAAGTCAGTATGGTAATGAAGTATCCGTCTTTTGGGATGATCGAAAAAATGTCTTCTGAAAACAATCAAGAATTGACCGAAGTCATCTCGGCTTGTATCGATAAAGTATACACAGCCGATGAAGTCATGGACCTGAAAGATTACACGAAGGCTGAAATTGCAACATTTATCGAATCGTTCACATCCAAGAACATGAGAGAGATTGAGACATTTTTTAATTCTCTTCCAAAATTGAAAATGGACATTCTGTATAAAGACGAAGAGACTGATACTATGAAAAAGAGAGAGGTTTCAGGACTACAAAGTTTTTTTACCTCTTAATGGGGTATAACAGCCTAGCTAATTACTACAGTCTGAACTTTCAACTCATGCAACATCATAAATATAATTTGAGTGATATAAATGAAATGATGCCATTTGAGCGCGATTTATATGTTGATATGTTAATGGCTCATATAGAAGAAGAAAAAGAACGCAAACAAAAGGCTAATTAAAATGGCAACACCATTACCGACAATCGCGACGAACACTGAAGAGACTGCAATTGCTGTATTGGAAGGTAATGACATACTTGAAAAAGTGAATGTGTCTATTCTTGACATGAGAGATAGGGTCACAACAGTTCTTAATGATTTGACTAACACATTCAATTCTTTTACCGAAAGCCTAAAAGAACAACAAGCAGCATTGATCAATGCATTGTCACTTGCTCCAAACAATGATGCAGGTGAAGGTGACGGCGAAGGTGGCAACAATAGAAAAAATAAGACCAGCTTCTTAGATAATGTGATAGAAAAAGGTCTTATGCAAGCTGCTGGAATTTCTATCGCAGCTTCTATTGCCGGTATTATAACAAGCATGACAACATGGCTTACAGGAATTGTCACCACTTTCACTAAGATTGGTACAGGTCTTATAAAATTCGCTAAACTTGGTGGAAGACTATTTCTGCCAATCACTCTTATCATCGGTGCTATTGGTGCTGTCAGTGCGAGTTGGGAGTCATTTGCGAATGGCGATATATGGACAGGACTAGAGCAAGCCGTCACTGGATTCTTCAATTCAATCGTCACTATCCCTCTTGATCTGATTAAAGATGTGGTCGCATGGCTACTATCGAAGATGGGATTTGATGAGGCAGCGGATGTTTTAAACTCATTCAGTTTTACAGAAGAGTTCAACAAATTAATAGGCAAACTATTTGATGGAGTAAAGGGAGCATTCAGTCTTATAACTGACCTATTTACTTTTGGAGAAGAAGACAAGACATTACTCGGCACTTTAGGCAAACTGACTGACATTGTATTTCTTCCAGTCAATATGGCTATAAATTTTGTAAGCGGACTATTTGGTTGGTCAGAAGAAGGTGCGCCACCTTTTAAACTACAAGACTGGATCGGCGAGAAGATAATGCAAGTAATCGACTGGGTATCAGGAATGTTCTCTTGGGCAGGGGAAGGAATTGCTGCTGGCTGGACATCTCTTACTGATTACATCTCACAGAAATGGACGGATATCACATCGTGGTTCAGTGAAAAGCTAAGTTGGGCAACAGAGGGCGTTGGAGAAGGTTGGTCATCTCTTACTGATTACATCTCACAGAAATGGACAGATATAACCAACTGGTTCAGTGAAAAGCTAAGTTGGTCAAACGATGATTCCGAGAGTGAAGAAGGTCCAGGGTTCATCTCAAAACTTGTATCGGACGCATGGGCTTCAGTGACACAATGGTTCACAGACTCGCTTGCTGGCATCACAGATTCTTTACCATCATGGGAAGATATCACAGCAAGCATTATTTCAAAACTACCATCGTGGATGGTACCAGATAGTTACAAAACTCCCGAAATGCTTACGGGTGAGTTGAAAGCAAAAATTGCTGAGAATCAAGGTCTCATTAGCCAAATCGATTCGGGACAAGGTGGTAACAGTTATCTTACAAGAGACAGTGTTGAAAGATCACGCGCAGCCGAAGAGATGGCAGCACAGCAAAAACAACTTGCCGAGATTGAAGCGCAAAAACTTTCTAAAAATGGTGCTGCAGGATCAATTAATGTGACTGGTGGATCATCAACAACTACACAAAATTATGGTGGGGACTCTATCATCATGGGAATAGCACCGCAAATTGGTGGCGGTAGACCAGACAGACCATTTTAAATGAAAAAGGGCGCCGTAGCGCCCTTTCTTGTATCAGTCGTCCGCTAGATTTTTAAAGAACGCCATGTCATCGTCATCATCAGAAGACATAGATGGAGATGAACTTTGTTCCATAGATGGAGCAGAACGCTCTTTAAACTTAGGAGTAAAGTTCATCTCCACACTGTCGTCCTCGGCAGCACTTACTGTGGGTGCGTGTGACCTGCCATCAAGACCCAGAACTTTATACAGTTTTGCTTTCAGTTCGGCATATGTCTTGAAGTTTTTAGGATCGACAAGTTCTTTCAGAGAATATTCCGATTTCCAAATTTCTTCCAAAGCAGCATCATCATTCTTCAATGGTGCTTGTGCAGCAAACTCGGACTTATCATAGTTACGATAGCCTTCATAGTTGCGGATTTTAAGTTGGAAATCTGCGCCTTCCCATAGGTCGAATGGGTTAGCTGGAACTTCTCCTGGATATTGCGGAGTCATTTTGTCGCTGAGTTTCTCAAAGATTTTCTTGCCATATTTGAACAAGAAGACTTTGCCCTCGTTATGTGGATTTGCTGGGTCTTTTACGACATACACATTCGAGATGAAAGAAAGACGGCGCTTTTGTTTGCGAACAATTTCTTTGTTCGATTCGATACCTGAGTTCCAGAGTTGCGAATTGTACTCGGATACTGGGTCATCTTGGTTCAGAGTAGTCAGCGAGTTTTCAATGTACCAGCCGCCTGGTCCTTGAAAGCCATGATCATACATACGGACGAACGGGAATTCTTCACCAGGAGGTGCTGGTAGAAAGCGAAGAACGGCATAGCCATTACCTGCTTTATCAACATCTGGTTTCCAGAATTTGTCGTCATCTGAATTGTATGAGGAGTTCATGTTTTTAAGCTGATCATTCAGCTTATTGAAGCTATCTGAACGGTTCTTCTTGAGGTCTGCGAAATTAACCATTTTTATTTTCCTTGCGATTTTATGCGATTGTAAATTGTGCGACAAGTATATTTTTCATTTTAGTCTTATCATAATTTAGAAAGGGTTTATACTTGTTGCATCTATTTAGTATATCAGGAAATATGATTTTGTCAAGAACTTTTTTACTCCAATACGAAAAAACATTTGTCAGATCGTCAATGATAATAAGGGTCTCTTGGCTAATATTTCCTGTAGTATGTAGTCGTAGCAGTTTTGGATGTTGACCATCTTTGGTAATCAAATTACTGTCGAAGTCTTCGTCCAACTTACCCAACTCAGTCTTAAAAACGTAAGATAAAGACTGTTGTTTTTTGGTCCACTCTGTAAAGACTTTCTCTCCTTCTTCGCCTACAATGTCGCCTATCCAAATCTTAGGATCATTGACCATGTTTGCAAGAATGAAGTCTTTAGCATCGCTTCTCTTTGAGAGTTTGTAAAAGAAGAACTTATCTTTCCTTGTCTCAAAACTCGTGATCGATGCATTGATCTTACCATTGTATTTGTGGTAATCATAGCTACTTGTAAAATGCCTTTTCAGGGCAAGATAGTAGATATACATTTCATAAGCATCTTTTGTGTTATAAAGGCTCATACTGGCAATCGTGCTGTCTTTTCCATGAGATTATACTTTTCTGCGTCCGTTCTTACTTTCGATTTAAGAACGGCTGATTTCTTCACAATTTCACCAACCAATTCGACTTCTATATCATGCTTTTGGGCATAATGAACAAGGGCGTCAATATACGACACCTCTTCATTGATATAGTGCCTAATCTCGTTTAAAATATTCTCTGCACTTAATTCCATTACATTCCTAGGGCTTTTCTGATTTGCGTTTTCTTGTGATCCCTACCCATACGATAAGCTAGATTGAAGATGTAGGCTTCTCGTTGGTCGTTAATGAAGACTTCATTCGCGATTTTCACAACGCCATTGTCCATATCAATCTCTACACCAAAAGTCTCACCAACAATGCCAGCATTAACCATTCAGCACCTTAATGCCTGATGCCCAGTTTTCAGCAGCGTCTCTTACATAATTCCACGACTTGCCTTCAAAAGATTCAGTTTTAAAGAGTTCGCCGTGAATGTTGTAGTAGTGTATCTTATACACATCATTTTCGTTAATGATTTCTGCGCGATGTTTAGGATTTGTGTCTTCTTTGTAGAAGCTAGAAATATGTCGCATGAGTGGTTCTCCTCGTTTAATATATTAAGTATAACATTAAGTCATTCAAATGTCAAGAGAAATTATGGGGCAGGTGCTTTGACCGCCTCTTCGTAATAAACGATAATCTCTTTCTGCTGGTTCAAATATCTGCGCAACTCGCCAATATTGTTGGACAATTTCTCGTAGTCCTTTACGGAGATTGCGACATACACCAACTCGCCATTTTTATCTTTGAACTCTTTCAGGAAAGCGTCAAACGTTTCAGCAGTGACAACATAAATTTTCACATCTGAAAGATTGACTGGCTTAGGTCGAGCAACTACAGGAATCTCGTTCCTGATTACTGTGGGTACTGTTACGACTGTCGGCTCTGGTGCAGCGCAGGCACTAACCAGTAGTGTCAGCGGTAATATCAGCAAAAAGTTTTTTAGTAGCATCATTCATCCTTTTTTCAATTAGTCCAGGCTTTTTCAGCGAAAGCACTGTAAGATTATGTTTCTGAAAAATGGCTTGAAGTCTATCGCCATAAGCCTCAGATTCCTGTAGTTTGGTTTGTAGTTGAAAATTAAGCGCAGCGTTTCGAGCCGCGTCTTCTCTTGTCGTGGCAAGGGCAAGTTCATTTGCTCTTACAGCCACTTCAAGTTTTGCGTTATTCTCGTGTAGGACTCCCATACGTCTCTGAGTGTCTTTGTAGTACCAAGAAAAGGCGAGGGTCATGACGACCATAACAGCGCCCATAATCATTACAAGTTTCATACCCATATCATTCTCCTTGAAATAGTGAAATTGAATCCACAAATGATACGACTATTTATAAAAAAAGTGGAGCTAACCATGGCTCCACACGCGCTTATTGAGTAGCGACCCTTATTTGATATTAGAAGCTAAGTGTGCCGCCAACGATCAAATCACCAAACTTCAAATCCGAGTCGGTCGATGTTTCGGCATACAGTTCGAAGTTCTTGTTGACGGCGTAGGTCGCGCCAAAATCAAGTCCGACAAATTCGATGTCAGCCAAATCGAAGTCTGTAGACATTTCGAACTCAAAAGCGCCAGTGGTGTAGCCCAAAGCTGGAGTTGCAGTCATAGCAACAGAGCCACCAGCAGTTACATTGTATTCTGCATTGAAGTCAGCACCAGCAGAGAAGCCATTGCCTAGGTCAACAGCCATTGCAGAAACAGCAGTCATCGCAAGAATGGTAGTTGCAAGTAGAATCTTTTTCATAGTATTTCCTTTAATTGTTTAAACATGTTTAAGTGAGTCCGTTAGGTTATACGGTGGAACTCATACCGCAAGAGATTAAGCCGCTAGGCTAACCTCAGGTTTTGCATTAATGTTTGCATTTAGTATGTTTGACCAATAACGCAGTCATCCGGTAAACTCCACTCTATCTTCACACCTGTCGATCCTAATTTCGACCCCATCAAAAAGAAATTATACGTTATTATGTCCAATACGACTAAAACCTAACTTTTTAGAAATTTCTCTATCGTGTTTAACTTTTGGATTTTTTAAATCCAACTTGCTATCATGTTTTTTGTTAATTTCTTTTAGTTGTTCTTTAGTGTATTTCATAACTTAATTTCTTTTTGGTGGAGTCGTGCGGTACTGCCCCGCAGTCCAGAATGTGTCAATGTTGCTTCAACATCTACAAGTCTATTTATAACACTGATTCGTCAGAATGTCAACTGTTATTTTCAAAGGTGTCCCCAAGGCGTCCATGCTTTAGCGTTATCAGTGTCAGTGAAGTCATAGGTCTTTTCAAAGATGGCTTCGTCGCAGATGTAAAGTTCCCCATCAACACCACGCATTAGGTAGTCACCAGCTTTGCCTTGCTTGTAATCACCTTCAAGAGTGTTGACACGGAACTCTTCTTCTATCTGCTTTGCGTGGACGACAATGGGTCGTTTCATGCAACCACGCATACCACTGACTTCTTCAAACGTCTCAAATGTTTTCATATTATCCTCTATCATATCGCCTTAGTTTCTCTTGGTTGGAATTGAGCCTCTTAGCATATTCATCTGGTACAGTGCCAATGCCTACAGTTCGATCCCATTCACGTTGGGTGTAACCTTGGTCTTTTTTCTTTTCAGCGTCATCTAGGTCTTTACCAAGTTTTTCGCTATCCCACTTCGCCATGTTATACCCATTCAATGTTTTTTGGAACGTAGTCCGCAATCTTTCTGCGAACATCTGCATTGATATCGTCAAGCGACATCACAGGCATACCTGAGCGTTTGATATAGAAGTAGTTTGCCGTTTTGACATACGATCCACCTGTATCTGATTTTTCTAATTCGGAATCAACATCGACTTTGTTGAATGCAAATACGATATCGCCGTCCATGTATTTTTTCAGAGAATTGCCCATGTTGACGATATCAAGCATAGTTTGTGCAGCACCGCGATGTGTGTTGACAAGAATCTCAGCAGGAACAACACGAGGGCGTTTCGCGTTTTGTTTTTGTGCTACTTCAATATCATTGATGATCCAGACGATGTGGACGAGCTTTGGATCGTATCCGAGTGTCTTGACTTGGCGAGTGATCTTCTCCAACTTCTGAAGGTCTTTCAGCGTCACATCGAAGATGATATTTGGTTTGCGGTCGGGAGCAGCGGTAAGAATGGCAGCATAAAGGGCTTGGGTTCTCTTATCGTCCAGGTTCAAGTATTCGCCAATGATCGCGTGTAATCTTCCGACATTTTCAGGCGTCTTTAGATTTGCTCCTAGAACTGAAAGGTCATCTCCAAGTTCGTCTTTGACTTTTTTGATAATCGCAGGAGTCTTTGACGCAAGAGTCTTCAAAGCATCCACATCGAATGTGTATCCTTCAAGTCCGACTAACTTGTCTTTGACGAAGCCCTTGCCTGAGCCAGCGCCACCTGCCAAAATGAGAATGTTGCCAAACTTAGGATACGCCTGTTTCGCAAAGGTAATAAGTTTCTCAGACAGTTCGCTATACTCTTCTGCCACAAATTTTTCGAATGTTAACATTTTGAAGTTCCTCCTTGATATTTAATCTTATTTTCTTATTTATAGAAAACGTGATCATCTATACGGACAGTCTTTTCAAAATGTTTTTGCCAATCTGGCTTCACATAACTTGCGTGAAACATCGTAGCGCCGTATGTTGGATCGACCTTCTTATTGTAGAACACATCATAAGCAGTTTTCCAAGATTCGTACCATGCTGCCATATCCACAATTTCATCGGACTTTCCATCACAATACCAAGAGAATTGGCATTGATGAAGTTTTGGATTACCATTTGAATTGATTTCAGCATCACGAACAACATCACACACCGTGTCAGGATATTGATCTGAATTTACGCGATTGATAGTTACCCAAGCAACAGCAATCTTACCCAAGACAGATTCCGATCTTGATTCGTGATATACATTTTCAGTGAGGCATCTAATCTCTGTAAGTCTTAATATACGATCCTTCTTTTCTTTTTCAATGATAAGAGATTCTTTAGCAATTGATGCTGAAGACATGATAATCATTACCAGTGTAGATGCAATCATACCTACTTTATTAATTCTTTTCATTTGTGTTCCTTATATATTGCATTTATGGATGTATAGTTAATTATAACATGTGGTATAAATGCTGTCAAGTAAAATGATGGGTATTATAAATAAAACGAACAAAGCAGCGGGGATGCGATGAAAAACGCAAAGTCTGTTGATTATGATAATGATGAGGATGGTATTATTTCAGAAAATGACATCAAAAAGACTCAAGAGATAATTGAGATTGAGAACCAAGACAAAAAAGAAGACCAACAACGGCGCATGGCATGGATTGCTATGGCGTCAATGGTCTTCTTTACTGTATTGTTATTTTTGCCTATCATTGATCTTGACCGCATTCAGGCCATAGACAATATCCTGGGCATGTTTTACATCGCCCAGGCTGGTGTAGTCGCTACATTTTTCGGAAGCCAAGCATACATGAGTAGAAGCTAAGGTTCCCATTAGAACTGGATGAGGTCATCGGGCGATTGTGTGGATTGTTCAGACTTGCCGTCCATCTTCTCATACAGGTCGATGAAAGCGGCGCGGGTGTCATCATCAAAACGGTTGACGCACAATTCGATGGCTTTCAAGCGATTCTTGAAGATTGAGAAAGTCTGGACAATGTGGCACAGACGGCGAGTCGAAACGATTTCATCAATGCCGCCATCTTGAAAAGTGACGCGGATCGCTTGACCCCAAGCAACCAACTTGTCGGCAAAATCCGCATCATCAACACCGAATTTAGTCATGTGGTTGAGGACGATCTTCTTTTCAGTCGCAGCATTCGGGTAGGGTTGCTCCAGCGTGATGGTGAAGCGCTCAAGGAAAGCCTCGTCAATGATTGACGCAGAGATAAAGCGACCCGCTTCATCACCCTTGCCTTTGGTGTTGGCAGTACCGATCACGTTAAAGCCAGGAACAGGAGAAACGACTTCACCAGTTTTCTTGATCAGCACTGGCTTACCTTCGAGGACACCTTGCAAACACATCAACTTGTTGGTGCCGCGGTCAATTTCATCAATCAACAGGATCGCGCCAGCTTCCATAGCCTTGATCACAGGACCCTTCGCAAAAACAGTCTCACCATTCAGCAGACGGAAGCCACCGATCAGATCGTCCTCATCAGTCTCAGGCGTGATCTGGACACGGACATATTCGCGACCCAGTGCAGCACAAACCTGTTCGATCATCATGGTCTTGCCGTTGCCAGACAAGCCAGCGACATACATGGGGTAGAACATCTTGGACTTTACGATATCGCGGACATCATTGAAGTAACCCCATTTCACGAAAGTGGGATCAGCATCAGGAACAAAAACTTCTTCGGAAGAAGTGGACTTGACTTTGGCGACAGGTGCAGCAAGAGCAACGACCTCAGCTGGTGCAACTTTTTTCGTTGCAGTCTTGATCATGCCAGCGGCACGGGTCGTCTTAGGAGTGACGTCCGAAGAGACGCCTATCATGCTATAGACGCCGCGGTCAATGCGAGGCAGGACTTTCAGCATAGCGTAAGCGGTGCTGCCATGGTTGCCTTGCTCTTCGGCAAACTTGAACATCTCGGATCGTTCGAAACTGGTCTTCTCTGGGTATGCAGCGGCAAACGCTTTCAGAAGAGCGGCTTGGCTTGCAGTCAGGTCTTTCATGTGATTCTCTCTTTTTTCAGATTACTATTGTTTATCTCATATATCCTTGGACATGTCAAGTCCTTTATGAAATAACATCGGCAAATTTTTGAGAAAGTAGGCGACTTTTCTGCTTGGCATTACCGAACTTGGTAAGGGCTTTTGCGGCCTGCTTGAAGTTGACATCGCCGTGGATTTCTAGTTCGGCATCAGCGGCAGCATTCATGACTTTGGTAGAGATAAGAAAGCGGCGCGAATAACCCTTGTTATTGTCGAAGACCACAACACCCTCGGTCTTCAAATTCTTTTGCGCAGTCATCACGGTTTCACTTGCAAGATTTTCCCAGTCAAATGCTTGGTTCAAAACATGTTTCGAACGGGAATCAATCAGGTGGTAGTTGATGGTCTTGACATTCATATCAGTGATAGACTTGACCAGTCGCTCGGTATCGTCCCGCTTCATGCCCAATTCGATAATCTTGTCAGCAACCACAACTTTTTTGTTAAGCGCTTTGCTTACAAAAGTCGAATCTGAGCCATGAAACAAAGCAGGAGGGTTGCTATCGCCATCGGTCAGAACGACCAGGTTCATCTTCTGGACAGTATACATCTTGCGGAAATCAGCAATTGCAAAATGCATTGCCATCAAAGCGGCATTCAGAGGAGTGTTGCTTAGAGACTCTTGGGGTGCTTGGATGTATTCGTTGACTGTCCGCCAGAAAACTTTTTCACAAGTTTTTTCATACACGCTTTTGGGCATTTTCGAACTAAACAATTCAAGCAATTGCAAGTTGGAGATATCATAAAAACTCTTGCCGTTGGTGGTTTTGAAGAAATTATGTTTGAACACCTGACGCTCACTCTCAGTGGACGTCCGCGAAGTAAAAGCGAACACTTGAAACGGAATGTTGACGCGCTTGCAGAAGGACATCAACGTCAAAGTTTGGCGAATAACTCCAGACAAAACTGGGTGCATAGAGCCAGAGTAGTCAATCAGCATGACCATGCCGTGGCTTTTCGCATCAGCCATGTGGGTCAATTGCTTGAACATCTGGTCGTTATACTTGTAAGAGTGGAGTTTGTTCACATCAATGGTGCCTTTGGTCGAAACTGTGGCGCGCATAGAGCGATAGGCAGCCTTGCGCATTTCAAATTCTTTGACCATCGAATTGACAAGAGCCTTGCTCTCCAACTGAAACTTTTTCCAAGCATCAACAGGGAAAACTTGCTGGTAAGGGTAAAGCCGATCGATCCGAGCATCACGAGCCGCATTCAATGCTGAATAATCCATTTTCAACAATTCGTACTGGGCACGGTTCATGCCTTGAAGAACTGCGCTACCGCTACCTTCGACTAGAGTTTCCTGATTGCGCTCAAAGGCAGCATCGGTAGCAACCTCTTCAAGTTCCTCATCAGTAACGTCATTCTCTTTTGACTCTGGAGAAGTTTCTTCTTCGGTATCGTCCTCGTCTTCGGCATCAGTTGCGGGACCGCTTGAAGTCTCAGATTCCGTCTTCTCTTCCTCGTCTTCGATTTCGTCTTTGGGATCACCAGTTATTTCAGGAAGCACATCATCGGATTCTGATTCAGCAGCCTCGTCTTCGGAGTCATCCTCGTCGGAAGACATTTCGGTCTTTTCTTTTTTCTGAGGCTGTTCTTTGCTTGGCTTGGGAGCAGAATTTTCGTCTTTCTGCTTTTGCTTCTTGGCTTTCAACCAAGCAAGGATTTCTTTACATACTGCAATGACGTCCTCGAAAGTTTCTACCGACATCGCCTTGGTGAAGTAGGGCATTTCTTCTTCGGTGAAGGGAACATCGATCAGATCACGACCCTTTGCTTTCAGGTTCAAACGATCCATGAAAGGCAAAAGTGAAATGTCTTTATCGGCAACTTCGAACAGGTTGCGGTCATAGATCAATTCTTTGTAGCCACGCTTGAAGTTACCGACAAGACCGGGGTACTTGGCAAGCATCTTTTTTTCGATACGGATATCTTCTACAACATTCAGATAGCCGTGAGGGATCGAAGCCTCACCGATTATCTCTACAAAGTTTGTAGGAGTTTCAAGAGCGTGACCCACTTCGTGGCCGACAAGAAGATCATAGACATCTTTGCCCATTTCTTTCCAGTTAGGCAGACCGAGTTCACGCTTTTTAACGTCAAAAAACGCAGTGGGATAGTTCCCCTGCGTCACGCTGATATTCTCATTGGCAAGAAGACGGGCAAGCACTGATTTCTGATTTAGCATACGAATCATCCTCTGTATTACTCTTTTACATTAGACTATGCCGAACGATTTGTCAACACCTATTTTGGGTTATCGACCCACAAGATCGTGTTTGGTGGCAGATAGCCATGAATGAACCACGCGACTCCGAAATGTGGGCTACCCTTGCCCGTGAAGTCTATTCGATTGTTATATACCAAAGCACTCATGCCATGCTTCATAAACATACCACCGCGCTTTCCACCTTGAAACGCAGCGACCGGTAGCAACAAGGCAAAGGGCTTCTCCAACTTGTAACAGTGTTCAATGAATTTGTCTTTGATGCTGTATGGAGGGTTTGTCACAATGCCGTCATACACATCATCCGATGTGCAGTCAAAGAAGTCTTTACCATCGCTCCCATTGATGCTGTACCCACTCTCCTGAAAGCCCTGTAAGATAGCAGAAGACTTACCAGACGTTGCTTCATAGTAAGTCTTATCTTTACTCAGATATTCCAAAAGAGGTGCCACCTGCTTCACTGGCGTGTAGCATTCATCACTGTCAGCATTTCTGCCTATTACTTTCAATGCGTCAAGCAGCATCGACGGACCACGGTATCAGTTCGACCTTATACGATGGGATACCCCACTTTTCAGGGGCACCAAACTTTTTGACGGCCTTTGTCTGGACCTCGTCTTGGTCTCTTGCATATTCATAACCCAAAAAGTTATCTTCGTCTGCAAAGACCTTCCATGTACGGATACCGAACATTCAACTATCCTCTCTCGTTAGAACATTGCCTGGATGAATTGGGCCTTCTTCACCTGTATCCCAACGAACCAGTAGAATAGTTTGAAACCTGTCATTATCGTATTCTACACGACTAAATCCAGTCACATGTCCATAAACAGGTGTGTTTTTATTAATGAAAAAACCATCACCTGGGACATTATATTTTACCACAGTACCGATATTATATCCGAACATTATGCAGCTTCCTTCACTTTGAACCAATCGGGGATATTGCGTTTAGTCCAAACCATTTTGAACCTCTCTTGCTTTGTCTGATAGAAGTTGCGATACGACCCTACGGGATCATTAACATCTTTGCACTGTGGTGCAACACCCATAGCGAGAGGTAAGGGATGAAAAGAGCCACGCTTGATGTTGCGAGGCAAATCTTGTAAAGCGATCCGTAAAGTTTCATCTGTTTTGTGTACCTTTTCATAGCGGTGTGTGTATTCTTTGCAAAGGGCATCGAAGTGGATCCAGTGCCAATTGTAGTTGCTGTCTGATTGCATTGTCCACACGGTACACGGATGCGCCATGTGGACTGCTTTATATAGCAATGTTTCGCGGGCGTCTGGTAACTGCCAGTATTTTGACATACGACCAGACGTTGACGGCTTTCTAATCTCAATACCGTCCAGTAGTCGGTGCGCTGTGGAGAGCATCTGGGCTGACTCCACAATCATTTTGACCACATGCTTGTCACATTGCAGTTGCGCAGCGACTACCGGATTCTTATCGATATAGAAAATATTCACGCGCCGTCTTCCTCTTGCAGGGGTTCGAAGTCGTCCACGAGGGCAAGTTTGCGATTAATACGCCGCTCAATGGCATCAAGCATCATCCGCTTTTCATCGGACGCTCCCTCGCGCATGATCATTACGATGTTTTCGAGAAAGCCGATTTCTTCAAAGATATCTTGCATTAGGCTGCCTTTACATTGTAGGGTTTGTTCCATTTGCCGACATAGATATTGACGTACCATCCAACATCGAAGTAGTCGGTCATGATGTCGGAGTTGTCGTGGTTCTTAACAGTGGAGTTTTTGCCGTTCATTGCAGCGACAAGTTCTTTGAAGAACGAGCCGACAGTTTTGTTGGTGCTTTCGTGGGCGTAGTAGGGGTTCACTTGATAGTCATTCTTGACTTCATAGAAGGGGCTGTTGGTGCGCTCGGCGTATGCTTTGTTATCAGCATTCGCGGCAGCGATCAGGTCAAGCGCGCCTTCTTTCAGAGTGACAAGAAGAGTGCTGTGGTTATCGACACTGATGGTGCCTTTCATTTTATACTTGGCAAGAACAGCCTTGATGGCGGGAGCAAGCGCTGCTTTTTTCTCTTGAGACATATAAGCCATGATGATTCTCTTTCTTTTCTGACTACTCTTATACCATACACGAATCGTTTGGTGTTGTCAAGCGAAAAATACGTTTATAAACTCTAAAAGATACTGTCGGCGCTTGGGACCAAAAGCGGGAATTTTTTCCATTTCTGACTCGGTAATTACATTGTCGCGGAACCAAGGCTGCATCCGACGAATATCACGACGGATGTATTTCATTTTGTTCTCAGGCCAACCTGAAATTTTAGAGTTTCTGAAAACTTTTTCTAGTTGATTGCCGGTCACTTTGATCATGATGATTCTCTTTCTTTTCTGACTACTCTTATACCATACACGAATCGTTTGGTGTTGTCAAGACATTTTCGCAAGGGCTTTCAAAGTATTTTTGTTGCCGCCCGAACGGTTCATGACAAACAGACCTGACGAAAGCGCAGACAAAGCGCCAATGCCGCCACAATCGGTACCCCAATCGCTGCCTGGGCTAGAGCGTTTCAGCAGACCGAGGATGCTGTAGTATTCCATGTCAGCGCGGACAAGATCGTCCTTGTTGTCGCGGGCGATGGCTTTGTAGATGGTGAGGATAGAACCTCGAACATTGAAAGTCCAACCGAGTTCTTTACAACGAGTCGCAATCTTAGTGGCTTCTTCAACGGATTTTGTCATGGCGATCCCTTTCTAGTGATATTCACGAATGCAGATCAAGTTTTCTGCGCCGAACTTTTCGATTTCGAAAACAACTTCTGCCCAGTTGTCACAAGCAACACGGAAGTCGAAGTTCGAAAACTCGACGGTGTAGCGATAGCTTGTCATGGTAAAGTGTGTCATCTGATTCTCTCTCTTTTCTGTCTACTCTTAGACATTAGACGATTCGTCTGGCAGAGTCAAGAACTATTTTCAGAAACCGTGAAGATTTTTGTATTTTTTCCGAAGCTGCATAAGTGCTGGGAGATAGTCGTAGGGAGTTTTGATGAATACTTGTGTCGGCTCATGGTCGACAGATATCAGGATGACACTCTGCTTGATTGCTATGCCAGTTCTCTCATAGAAAGCGGCTGCATAGAAAGCAGTTTGCATAAAGTAATTCTGGATGTATTCTTCCTTCTTGGGCTTTCGTGCCGTCTTGAAGTCAATGATAGAGAGTTTGCCGTCCCATTCTGCTATCAAGTCCACTCGTCCAGCAATTTGTAGATGATCACTGTAAAGGGGTACCTCTTGCGCATAGACCTTATCCATATGCTTATCGATTAGGGGTTTGATCTGATGAAATGTGAAGAGATTGCTGGGCATCGCGCCCTTTGCCCAATCTGGGTCGTTGTTGATATAGTTCTCAGCAAGATTGTGGACAGCGGTACCACGCGCTCCTGCTTGACGTGTGATCTTATCTGCCTCTTCTTCGCCAATCTTTTTGCGCCAAGCATTCAAGCCTTCTTTGCTGTCTTCGCTTGCGCCAAGGACTGTAGTAACTGAGGGGTATTTCTTCCCCTCAGGTGTTGTGTATGTTCTTCCCGTAGGAAGAGTTTCGCATTCAAGTTCTTGGAGTTTGTAGTCCAAGGTCACATGATCAAACATTGTATCATCCTACAATAACGGTACTTGTTCCCACTGCGGCGTCTCCGCAAGTTGCTAAATCACCAGACATTACGATTGCTTTGCCGCCAATCTTTACCTTCGATGTGCCAGTAACAGTAGCGGCAGCATGGGCGCCTATTCCATGCGCCGCTACCGCGTCTCCACTTACAATTACCGCTTTGCCGTTAAATTTGACCGATGATTGTGATGCTGTCATAGCACCCACAGCCAAATCACCTGCAAGACACGCTGCTGGCATATTACAACCCTAACCTGTCTCGCTGAATGATGTATGATTTAACAAGGTCGCTTCTCACAATATCTTCCGCTACAAATTCTACAAATTCAAACTCTTGCATATTTTTGATGATAGGCATAAACGCTCTCAGTCCAGAAACTTCTTTCTTTCTTTCGCTTGTAAGATCGTCTTGCTTCACGTCACCACAGAAAATGATTTTGCAGTTGTTTCCAACTCTGGTCATGATTGTGTGGAGTTCTTGGTCAGCCATGTTCTGGCATTCATCAACAATGATGATACAATCGTCAAACGTTTCACCGCGCAAGAATGATGATGAAATAAACTCCACTGTATCGCGGCTTTTCAAGACGCTATAGGCATCAGCGCGACCAAACAGTTTTGTGCAGATAGACACATAAGGACCTTCGTATACTGCCATCTTTTCTTTCTGACTTCCAGGTAAGAAACCCATGTCTCTTGAAGGGACTGTTGATCGAATGATGAACACTTTTTTGTATATGGACTTGGGAGCCGTGACATCCTTCAATGCGAATAGAAGCGCGAGGAATGTTTTGCCAGTACCAGCGATACCATGCAACATTAGATTGTAGTCATCATCCCATGCATCGAAAGCGAGTTCCTGATTCTTTGTCATCGGTGCAATACCAGCATCGATAGAGAAACCCTTTGTGTTTATGTTTGCGTCTTTGTCTAGAACTCCATCCTGACGTAAAACTCTTTTCTGTCTCTTAGACAATCTTGTTTCCATTCTTCTTTGTGCAGGCGCAGGCATTTATATGCATCCTTATCTTGTTTGGATCGTTGACCCCCGATGGTGCGACTTCACATTTTTGAGAACATCATTAAATCCATCGTCATGACGGCGAATGCCCAGACGAACGGAGTCACCTAAACCGGGTGCCGCGAGTACTTGTTTATAATTTGGATTTGTTTCTAAGAACACTTCGCGTTCCTTTAGTGATAGGTAGTGCGTCACTGTCTCACCCGTGTCTTGGTCTTTAAAACTATAAGTCGGCATCATATATTCCTTATAAAAAAAAGCGGTCTTGATAGACCGCCTTTACTCTACCATAACTGTATTTATACTATCACAGCATTTCGTAGATTTCTTTCCAGCTAGAAACCACAGTCGCTTCACCAGCATAATCTTCGTTGTATCCGTGAGAAATCAGAACTCCGTGGAGACCCATAGCACAACCAACATCAACGTTTTCAACTTTGTCTTCAACCCACAGACAGCCGCTGTCCATGTAAGGCTTCAATGCTTCATCTTTGTCTGCACCAGTATCAAGGCAGATGATCTTTTCAAAAGCAGTCTCACCAAACAAGGCGTGGATGTTTTTCTCCCGCAACTTGGCAGCATAGGGGTCAAGGCTCAAACTGGTGATACAGTGAAAGATGTAACCCTTTTCTTCGTGGAGCATCTTGACATACTTGATAGCGTCCCGCAGAGGAGGGATGTCGCCAATAGCAGCGCTCTCGTTAAACAACCGAACAAGTGCTTTACTTTCTGCCCGTTCAATGCCGTATGTCTCGTTCAGGTCGTAAGTATTTTCTTTCACGACAATGTATCCGTGCCGCGTCATCCACGCGTTAAAAGAATACATCCAGTCCACGAGAACACCGTCGCAGTCGGTCAGAATCACTTTATTGTGCATTTCAATCTCTTTCATTACTGTATGACTATAGAACTTCTCGCTGGTATTGTCAAGTCTTTTCTGTGAAAAACGCATCTTTTTCGCGAGATTTTGCGCGTCTTGCGTTCTCAATGTGTTGCTTTTTTCGATCAAGACGTTTACCGTCTTGATCTTTGTAATCTGACCAACTATCGAAATATTCCTCGTAGTCATCTTCGTCAAACTTTGCCTTCTTAGACATTATTCTTCGTCCTTGCTTTCTGTGATGATTGGACCAAACGCTTCATTGATCACTTTTGATGTAAGACCTTTCAGAGGCTTTTGTTCAATCATTTTGCATAGCAGTTCGGCATCATTTGGATCAACAGATTCCAAAAGTTGGATGAAGATTTGTTCGCGCTTCATCTTATCGACATTCTCGCCACCCATACCTTCAATGAAGTATTTCAGCTTTCGCGACTCGCGCAGCAACGCTCCGTGCAAGTCGTGGCTCTTCGATGGAGTGTATGGAGGCGCAGTGTCTGGAATCAGAAACTTAATCTTTGCCTTGTCATACGTGCAGATCAGAATGTTCCGCAGAGGGACACTGTTATTCTGTTTTAACCAAGATACTTTTTCTTCTTTCGTTTTAAGCACACAGGCTTTGTTTACAATTTCTGAGATAGATGTTACCATTTTAAAAATCCGTGATGTTTTCCATGAGGTTGTTTAAGTTATTCGCAATGAAGTAGTTGAACAGTTTGGAGCGATTGTTGGTGTTCACTTCTTCATACTTTTCGATAATTTGTTCTTTGATACGATCTGGCACCAGAGACAAATTGATTAGGCTCTCGTTACGCTTATAGTTACGCAAAACTTCTTCCGACATCGTAGCGGTATTCATAAACGATATCATCCGCTTTTGAGTGATAGGCTTTTGACGCTCACCAATAACAAAGCAATTGTCAGGCGACAGAATGTTAGGAATACCATCGCCACCATCTCCCTTGATGACATGCTCTAGGAGATACAGTTCAGGGTTCGAGTGCTTCACATACTTTTTGAGTGCGGGATTGTATTGCGACACGTTACCATACTTGTGCAGTTGGATATAATCTTTGTCGCTTGAGAGGATCAGGATCTTCTCGCCTGAGTTCATAATAGTTCCCTCTTTATGAACGATAGTGCCAATGATATCATCCGCTTCGGCTGTATCAATCTGGATAACTTTGTAAGGGAAGAACGTTTTGATTTCCTCACGAATCTTATTCAGTGAAGTGAAGATGGCATTCCAGTCCAGTTCTGAATCTTCACGGCTCTTGCGGCGCGATGCTTTGTAATATGGAAATGCTGCCCGACGCCAGTAATTCTTATCATCAGCGCAAATGATAATTTCGCCAAACTCAGCAGTAAACTTTGTGCGATTTGATCGCAGACTGTTGAGGATCATGTGTCGCAACATGTTTTCATCAACTTCTGCGTTTTTGTGATTGCCCAATTGCATCATCAAGTTGGCAATCATAATTTGGTTAAAGTCAACCAGTATCATTGTATTTCTCCTAATCTATGATATACTTTATATAGTAGCATAGAATTTCATGGATGTCAACTCAAAAATTGATTCAACGCTTCTTCTGGATTTTCGATAGACACTACCAGTTCCGCCAACTCATGCGCGCGATGATGTTCACCATCGATGCGAGATAGCAGCCCATTGATGGATTGTATCACCATGATGATATCATACATGATCTTAGGATCAGCCCGCAGGTCCAAGCCCTCGTCTTCCAGAAAGTCCAGAATGTCATAAACCATATCGATTGCCATATGCTCGTTATAGTCCACATCTTCTTCTGGTACAGCCTCTTCAACCTTTTTGGATCGAAATTGTGTCAGGTCAACTACA